CGGACGCCTGATTGCGTGATGGCGAGCTCGTCAGAAAACAGGAACTCGCCCGCACCGACGTAGCCGGTCACATCGTTGGCGGCCAGGTATGCAACGAACTCGCCAAACGCAGCCAAATTCTGAGCAGCGGTGTTCGACGGGCTGCCGCCGAAGTCCTCGAAGTACGGCAGCCGGGCGAGCTTGTCGCCCACGGTCACCGGAACGGCGGGCGAGGTCGGCAGCGTCGTCCTGATCAGATCGGCGCCTTTCCCGGCATCCACTGAATCAAGGTCTGCGCGCAGCTGCACCGGGTCGGTGTTGAGCCATCGGCCGGCAGAAAGATCGCCCGCAAACGTGGCGCCAGCCACATGGTCAACCGTCGCGATATACCACAGGCCGCCGACGTTGACCACGTCGCGCGTGTCGGTGGTGCTGCCGACGGTCCCCGGGCCGTAGCTTTGCCCCGTCACCCAGGACCGCACCGTGAAGCTGGCCGCGATGTTCGATACGCTGGAATCGAGGCCGACAAACCGGTTGTTGATTTTGATGAAGGCCTCGCGCAGCACATCGCCGCGAGCATCGTTCGGCGCGAGGCCAACGTTGACTGAATTTGGCATGGTGGTCAGTTCTCCTGTTGAGTCTTAGGTTTGTTGGCCGTCGGCTTTTGACTAGGCCTCTGGATCGATGGTGATTGCGCTGGTCCATGGGCCCTTTTTCCCATTGAGGCCGACCACGCGCACGCGGATCAGATAGGTCTTGTCGGGCGAGGATTCGAACTTCCAGGAGGTCTCTGCGGCCTGGGTAGTGCGCCAGGGCTCTGCCTCCTCCTGAATCTGGAATTCGTAGTGAGAAATAATTGCCCAGTCGGGCTCATCCCAGAACCCCGTGATGAAGCGCTGAACCTGCCCGTCGCCGTAGGTCAGCAACTCAACCGCGCTCGTGAAGCCAGAGAGGCTCGGCGCCGGGTAATCCCAGTTGGGGCGCGGCACATCCTCGACCAGCCGCTCCATGCTCGCGGGGGCCCAGGCGTAATCGCTGGCCAGGTGTGGCACGAGCGTGAGGTCGATGCCGCCATCTTCTGGCCAGGCGTAGCCGACGATCAGGAACGAACCCACAGCGCCCACCTCTGGCAGGTTCAGCTGGACCACGTCATACAACCGCCACTGAAATGCCGCGTAATTGCACTGCAAGATCAAAGGCGTGGCGCTGCGCGCCGTGTTCATTGCGATTCGGGCCAGGCGCTGCGCCTGCGCGCCGTTGGTGACGGCGGGCAGCGTGAGCGGCTGCACGATCTCGCCCGCCTCGGACACGATGGCCGCGCTGATGACCTGTTCCCCGAAGTCCACGGCCTGCCAGTCCTGGCGCGGCTCCGTGTAGGTGCCTCGCGCGATGTTGAATCGCTGCTGGCGCGTCGGGTGAGCGCGGAACACGGGCGCAGACCGCAGGTATTCGCTATCGAGCGCGGGCCCGGTGGGCGCGCGGTAGGCCCCTACATAAAGACGGTATTTCCCGCCGCTGAACACCAGCACACCCGCGCAGGTGTCGAGGATGGCCTGCACCGTGCTTTGCGGCCCCGCGTCGGTCTCGAACACCGCGTTGCAGCTGTAGCGGCGCACGCGGCCCGGGATCGCGTCTACGACGTTCGCCGCGTCCAGGCTGATCACCAGCTCATCACAAATATTCGCCGCAGCGGCAAAAGAATCGAAGTCAATCCACTGGTCCGGGTGGCCATAGCCGAACTCTGACCGGATGAAGTCCAGCAGGATCAACGCGGGATTGCTGGTGTGCGCGGGGGCGCCGATGCGCGGGTCGTGACACAGACGGCCAGAGACCAGAAACGCGGGGAACGGCGCCCCAGCGCGGAACGCATCAATATCCCACTCATACCGGACATGCGCCCAGGCGCAGCCGGTGCCGACCATGGCGGCCGTCCACTCCCCCTCGGACACAGCGGCCAGCGACGCGCTGTGCGTCTGGCCAGCAGCACCGGTAAATACCTCGGTCGTCACGTGCCCGGCAATGGGTTCTGCCGCGCTGCGCTGATCACCGATGTACAGGTTGGCGCTGACGCCCTGGATCGGGCCCTCGCCCAGATAGATCGCGCGGTGCAGGTAACGCTCGTTGGGTGTTTTTTTGGTGTAGACCACCACGCCGCCGGTTTTGACGGTGCCGTAGATCAGGCGGCGCGGCGCGTCGCTCTGAGTGATCGAGGTTGACAGCGCCGAACCGCCGATCACGCCGCCGCCGTTGCTGGTGGCCAGACCCGACAACACCGACCGATTGCCGGAGTTGAGCCTGTTGGCCGACGGCGCGAGAACCGCCTGCGCCGCGTAACTGATCGCCACAGCGGTGCCGACGTAGGCGGCCGCTCCGATCACGTAGGCGGCGGTCGATCCGTAGCCCGCAGCTGTGGCCCAGGCGTAGGCCGCGCCGTATGCTGCTTGAGGCATTACGCAACCCCCCAGCACTCAGCCCAGGCAGCGCGCTCCAGCGAGACCAGGCCGCTGGCCGTGGGCGCGTGGGCATGGGTGCCGGTGACCAGGGCGATGCCCTGCTCGAACAGGCCGGGCCCTTCGTGGTCGAAGATCACGAAGTCACCCCGGCGCGCGTTGATGATCTCTCGCGGCTGCAATCCGTGGGCGCGCATCAGGCCCTGATAGCCGCCCAGCCGACGCAGCACGCGCACAGCCTCGCGCTCGCTGATGTAGGGCGGCGCGTCGACCACGATGCGATGCAGCGACCAGGCCGCCGCGCGGGCAAACTGGCAGCAGTCGGTCGCGCCCCAGGCAAAAGGCTTGGCGCGCCACTCAGCCACCAGAGACCCGATGGCGGTGTCGATGTCCGGCGCGGTGTTGTCCATCATGACCGCCCCCACGTTTCGCGAAAGTTGCGCATCGCCGGAGAGAATCGAAAGAACTGGTCGCCGGGGTTGCGGGTCTGCTGGTCGACGCTGGTGCATCGGCGCACGCGCGCCCGCTCCCAGTCAACGCCGGGGCCCTCACAATTGACGCGCACCCAGGTCGTCTCGCCCGCCTGCACATCCTGGCAATCCATGCGCCCGACGGTGATCACCTCGACCCCCATCGCTGACCACTGCTCGTCAGCAAAACCCAGCCAGACGGTCACGAGACCGCCCTGCACATCCTGCCCGCGCAGGTATTCGGCCCAGTTGCCGGGAATGCCGCTCAGCTCAAGCGAAAAGCCATACGAACGGTTTTCGGGGCCTTCTTCGAGCTGACTGATCTTGCCCATGACCCCGGTGCCCGCGAAGGTGTGGCCGCCGAAGGTGATCGGCTGGGGAAGGCTGCACACGCGCACCGGGCCCTCTGGGTACATAAGTTCGGCCGCCATGAACGGCCGGACGGTTGGCGCCTTCGCGGCGGCCAGCAAATCGGCAGCGGCGGGGCGCGTCATGCGGACACCACCAGCGGAAAACTCTGCACAGCCGAGAGGCTGAACGACACAGCGCGGCCGCTCTGGCGCAGGTTGGCGGCGGCGGCGTCGGTGAGCTGAAAGATGCCCGCGGGCGCGTGCACGTGCATCGGCGTCGCCGGACCCGGCCGCGCGCGCATCGGCGGCTCGACCGTCAGCGCGGCGACGCTGGTTTCGCCGTCGAGCGCGATGTCGACGATCGTGTGCAGGTGGCGCCAGCCGGTCGAGTCATCCCAGGCGATGTAACCGCCGACGCGCATCGGGTGGCGCTGGCTGTTGAACCACAGGACTCCAACGATGGTGACGCTGTCAGGACAGCTTGAGACCGTGAAGGTGGTCTCCATCTGGACCTGCGTCGCATCGGCGCTGATCACGTTGTTGTCGGCGGTGATGTCGGCGTTGTCAGCGGTCAGCGGCAGCATCGTCACGCGCTCCGGCAGACCGGCCAGCGGCGGCGCGTAGCGGCAGGCGTAGGCCGGGAACAGAAAGCGCCCGGCCTGGCCGCGCAGGCGGGCCGAAAAAGCGCGCAACTCGTTGACCCGCTCCGCGTCATAGATCGGCGGAAACCCGGCCTCCAGCATGTGCATCGCGCCCGGCAGCTCGACGGTCTGCACCGAACGGGTAAAAGGGCTGCTGAATGCGCTGGTGTTGGCGCTGATGTTCAGCGCGATGTCGCTGGGCTTGAGCCAGGCGGGGAAGCGCTGGACCGGCAGGCCCCGAGAGGTGTAGGTGGCCATGATTTCAAGCCCTCCCGACCGCCGAGGCGTAGGACCCGCCGCGCGAGGCGCGCGCCGCCACCTCGGCCACTGCTTCGGCCTTGGCCTGCCGCATCGCCGACTGGATCCTGGCCTCGACGCCAGCGTCAGCGCCGCGCGCATCGATCGACACGTTCTGCACCACCGTGACGCCGCCCATGCCCTGGCCTTTGCTGTGGTCGATCACGGTTTCGTTCGGGTGCAGCATCGCCATGAAGCCGCCCTGACCGTCCAGACCGCCGGAGCGCGCGCCCATGCCGGTGTAGCCGCCACCGTCGTAGGAAGAAAAATAGGAACTGGCCAGCCCAAACGCGGCATCAAACCACTTGGAGCTCTCCTTCACGGCCGGCTCGATAAGCTGCTTCTGCAACAGCAAGTTGGCGTAATCACGCGCCAGCCCGTTGAGGAAGTCCTTGAGCTTCACGCCATCCGTCGCGGCCCGGTTCAGCCACGAACCGAAGATGGCGCCGGACTGTGAGGCTGCATCGCTGACCTTCTTCACATCTCCGGACAGGTTGCCCAAGTAAGCACCAACGGTTTCCCCATAGAGCTCGATCGCCTCGGCACTTCCGGCGGCTCCAAATCGACCGCGCTCAAATTCGTCGGCCAGCAGCTGCATCGTCTGGCGCTGCTGCTCGAGCTTCTGCGTCGGCGTGTCGTCGATCAGCGTCTGCACCAGCTTCTGGTATTCGGTGTTGCGCCGCTCGATGGATTCGAGCTCATCGATGTTGAACTGGCGGGAGACGCGGATCTCGTCTTCCCGAAGATCCGCCAACAACTTGAGCATCCCCGCCTCGCGCTCGTTGGCTTCGAGGATCGGGTCTTTGCCGGACGCGCCGGCCGAACGGCCGCCACGCGCTGCGACCGGCGCCACAGACGAGAAATTCAGCCGCCCACGCGGCGCGGACGCGAGTCCAAGGCGGCGCGCTTCGGCCGCGCTCTGGTCGTTGGCGCCGAAGCTGGGGCCAGGGCCACCGACCACCCGACTCTGGAAGTCGTCCAGCGCCTTGCGGCGTTCGGCGCTGGCTTCGCGGTAGGCCGCCCCGATGGCCTTCGCGCCGTCGATGTCGCCACGGATCAACGCGGCGCTTACCGCCGCGTATCCGCCTGCGGTGTCGCCCAGGGTCTTGAACACGAACGCGACATCGGAGCCGATCAGTACGATGGCCTCCATGGCGGTGCGCGCGATCCCCAGGGCACCGGCCAGCAGGTTGATGCCGTCCGCGCCGCTGCTGCTGTACTGCAGTACATCGCGCAGGATTTGCACCATCTGGCTCAGCGCTGGTGCGGCGTCGGCGGCTGTGGCCTTGGCCAGCGTGTCTACCTCCCCGGTCAAACGGTCCAGGCTCTTGGCGTATTCGTCCGCGGCTGCGATCTGCTCGCCCGTCAGCGTGACGTTTCGGCCGCCCTCTTCGTTCAGGTCGTTGAGGAATGGGATCAGGTCGGCGCCGCTGCGGCCAAAGAGCTGCACAGCCACCGCCGTCTTGCCCGCGCCGTCTTCAAACCTGCCCAGGGCGGCGCTGACTTCGTCGATCTGTTCGGCGGGCGAAAGGGCCTTGAACGTTTCGATCTCCAGCCCGATGGCCTTGAGCGCCAGGCCCACGCCCTTGCTCTCGTCGTCGGTCTTGGCCAGCGCTGCGGTCAGCTTGACGCTGGCGGCGGCGACCGTGTCGAGGGCGACGCCCGAGAGGTCGGCGGCGGTCTTGAGGCTGGCGACCTGCTCGGCCGTGTCGCCGATCTTGTCGGCCAGGTCCTGAAACCCGGCGATGCCCTTGAGCTGCCGATCCATCACGGTGACGGCGGTGCCGATCGCGGCGAAGTTGGCAAACGCGGCCGTGCGCAGGCCGTCGAACGCGGTGCCGAGGTTGCGCGCCCACTGCTGGGCGCGGTATTCCTCTTTGGTCAGGCCCCGGGTGAATTCGGCGGCGTCAAGCCCGAGCGAAACGACCAGGCTACCCAGGTTGTTGGCCATCTGCTGCATCTCCTTTTGGGTTGTCGGTTCTTGCTGGCCGCGCGCGCGGCCGGAAATTCAGCGCCTCGGCGGCAGCTTCCGCGTCGGGCACCAGGCCGTCGGCGGCGTCTTCAGGGTCTTCGGGCGGGTCAAACAAAAAGCTGGACAGCCGCACATCCTTCTGCCCATTGACCTGGGCCAGCACCATCGACACCTGCGCGAGCAGCATCTCGACCCGACGGCCGGGGAACATGCGCCGCGCCGTGTGGCGCTGGTAGAGGGCGAGGTCTCGCTGGGTCATGCTGCGCAACCAGTGCAGCGGCACACCCAGCTCAAAGGACAGATCGAGCAGATACTCGACCCGCCCGTCTAGGCGTTTGGGCCGGGTTCTTCCTCTTCCGCGCCTGCAGCGGCCTTGAGCGTTTTCCAGGGCAGGGCCAGCAGAATCTCTACGTGGGTGCGGTTGCCCGCGTCGAAGATCGGGCGACCGGCAGGGCTGCACAATGTCTGCGCCAGGCCGATGGCAATGTCAACCTTGCGGCCGATCTCCAGCCCTTCGGCCTTGAGCTTGTCGCGCAATCCCGCCGCGTCGATCACATCACCCGCCGTCAGCTCGCGCTTGAAGCAAGCCGGAAGGCCCGGCAGGCTGACCGCCTTCAGCGGCGTGGCGGCCAGCGCCTGGGCGGCGGCGATGAACGCTGCCGGGTCGAACTCATATCCGTCTTGAAGGCTCACGCTCATACCTCCAGGTCGTAGCGCTCGGTGATGCGGCGCATGGTGGCCGAGCCAGCCCACATGCCGCCAGCGCTCGCGCTGAAACCGGTCTGCGTGATCGAGCCGATGTCCATACTGATGCCTTTGTTGTTGGGCAGCGTGGTGCGGATCGCGATAGTCGTTACAGCCCTGCGTGCGCTTTCAAGGGCTTCCTGGAAGTCGGTCTGCGCGCGGTTGAACTGGATCGAGACAGAGCCGGGGTCAGGGCTGCCGAAGTCGATCGCCTTGCCGCAGTTGGTTTCGGTTTCGGTTTCCGTGGTGGTGCCGCTTGGACCGTCGTAGCTCGTGACCTCGCAGCTGTTGCTCCAGGTAGCCACCTGAACGGTGCCGCCGGAGACATAGACGCCATAGTTGGTGGCGTCCACACCAAGAAGCCGGTAGCTGTTGGCGTCGATCACCTCAATCGGCGCGACCTGGCCGTTGATCTCTTCCATGCCGACGACGCCCTGAATCCGGATCAAGGTGTTGTCCGCGAGACCGTGGGCGGTGTCGGCGATCACGGCGGGGTTCGCGTTGCTGATCGACGTGAACGCCGCACCCGCGCCCCAGGCCGACACCACCGAGAAGACGGTGCCGAAAAACTTGTTTCTTTGTCCTTGGCTCATTTTGAAAGCTCCTGAAATAAAAAAACCCGCCAGTGGCGGGCGGGTTGCGGGGGAAACGGTCGCAGCGGCGTCAAGGGATCACGGCCGGGCTGCTGGGGTAGAGAACGAAGTCTTGAGTGGCGCGGTGCACGCGCAACTCGGGGTCAAAGTCAAAAATCGGCGGGCCTTCGGGCACCGCGGGCGGGGTAAAGGCCATCATGGCGGCGCGCACCTGTTGGTTCAGCGTGCGGGCGCCCACAAAGGTCTCGGCCACGCTGTCGATCTGCACGCGCACGTCATCAAGCGTGCCGTCGCCACCGCCGCAAGCGTCGGGGTACACGGTGCCGCCAACGGGGGTGTAGCGGATCGCTGGCCAGGTGGGCAACGGGCTTTGTGGGAACATGACAGGCCACACACGGCCAGCCACCAGGGCGCTCAGCGCGGCGTGCAGGGCTTCGGACTGGATCACTTGGCTTTTACCTTGTCGATGCGTTGTTTCAGGCGTTTGACGATGGCCTGGGTGGCGGGTTGCGCGCTTGCCTCGAAGCCGGGCCGCACGAACGGCTGGGCGGGCATCTTGACGGTGCCGAACTCGACCATGTGCGCGTAATACGCATCCTTGCCGAGCTTGCCCTCGCCCTTCTTTGCGGCGGTCACATCGCGGCGCTTTCCCTTGCGGACCGCGACGACGTATTCCTCGGTCAGGTTGGTCTGGCGAAGCCTCTTCATCACGATCGCCGCGCGCAGGTTGCCGGTGTCAACCGGAACACCATCCCTCACAGCCTTTCGAACCACTGAGGCGCCGGAGGCCGTGGCCTGGCGGGCAACCTTGCCAGCCATGTCGGCGCTCAAGGTGCGCATCTGCAGGCCCAGCTCGCGCAGGCCCTTGACCTCAAAGCGGTCAACCACGGTTGGCCCCAGCGGTGCCCAGCAAAACCAGTTCCTGCCGACGCTCGCTCTCGACCACGCTGCTGACGTTGAACACGCGGCCAGCGTGGGTGAATCGGTGCATCTGGTCGAGGCCATGGCCTGGCCAGTAGCGGATGGCGAAGCCGATGTCGACCTTACCGAGCAGCGCGGCGCCGCCGAAGGACTCGACGCCTTTTTCGGTCAGCCGCCGCGCCCAGACGTTTCCAGCGGCGTGCGTGATCGGGGCCCAGGTGGTCACCTGGCCGCCGGTCGCGTCGCGCGTGTTCACGGGGCGCTCGATCAAGATGCGGTCCTTCATCGGGCCGGGGTCTTTGAAGGCCATGGCGTCAGACACCCAGCAGGCGGAAGGGGCGGATCAGGCCGCGAGCGAAGTCGTCGGGCACGTCCCAGCCGCGCTCATCGTGCATGTGCTGGATGGCACACAAGATCCAGTGCTTCAGCGGCGCGGGCACAGCGGCGGCGGTGGCGCCGTATCCGGCGGTGTATTCGATGGTGACGGTGTTCACGGCGCCGGTCTGCGTGGCGGGCCAGGATGTGCCCGGCGCTGGCACCAGCCAGCCCGGCTCGCTGGCAGAGTCAAGCACGTAATCGGCCGAGTCGATGGTCTGTTCGGCGCCGTCTGCATCTTTGTACCGGACTGCGGTCACCGTGATGATCGGCGGGTGGTGCAGTTCGATCGCGTCGGTGAAGGCATCCAGCTTGAGCGCCCAGGGGGTCGTGATCAGGGTGCGCTCGGTGTGCTCTTCGCAGGCGGCGCGGGCGACGGTGATCAGCCGGGTGATGACGGCGTCGTTTTCGCCACCATCAGCGACTTCTCGAAGATGTGCGAGGGCTTCGGCCAAGGTCACCGGCTCCGCTGCGGGCGGGCCTGCTTTGCGCGGGAATGGTTGCATGTCGTGTGCTTTCTTGGGTCAATGCCGGCCGCGATGCGGTCAAGGTGTGGCGGGGCTGGGCGCCGGATCCGGACGGCAGCCTGGCAAAAACAGGCCCGTGCGGGTAAAGGAGCAGGAGCAACATCAGACGGTGCGACTCAACATCACCTTAACCTGGCCAGCAGCCACCGGCGCGGTGTCGTTGTCGGCAACGCCGCCAGTAATGCGGATGCCTAGGCCAAGAGCGAAGCGGAACCCAGCGAACCCAATCGGCAGCGTGGCCACGCCCGGCACACCAGACACAGCGGCAGGAACGGGAAGGATCATGGCCGGTACATCTGTCGAAGCCGGGGCTGTCGCTTTGTTGTACAGCTTCACAAATGCCACTGTCGCGCCGGTATTTGTGGCGTAAAAGGCCTGTAGGCCGCTGGTGCCCGCCAGGATCAGCGCGGCGTTTTCTGATGCCCCGCTGTTGAGGATGTAGGGTGTGGCAGGAACAACCGGGTTTACCGTGCCCGCCGTAACTGTTGCAGTTACTGTGCCGCTGATCGGCTGGGTTGCGCTCACCTGCGCCGCAGGAATCGGCTCCGTGGCGTAAGAGCCGGGTTGCATTCGGTAGGCCGCTGTGCCTGACGTGTGGGCTGTAGCTCGCACCCTCAGCCAGTTATATCCGTTAACCGAGACCTCCCAACCATAAACGGGAGTCGCTGCCAAAACGCCCGTGGTCGTCTCGATTGTGTTGGCGTTGGACCGGATGGCCTGCATCTGCACCCAATTGCCATCGGTGCCGTTGGTGCTGTCGTTGCTCACCTCGAATATCGAGTTGTGCCCTACAAGCGAAGTGGCCACCATCGTGATAACCACATTCGACGCCCGCGCCACGTTGGCAAACACAGTTTGTGCGTTTGCTGTGATGTTGCCGGTAATCTGCGAATAGCTGGCAGGCTTCGTTGAAACCTTTAAGCGGCCCTCTTCGTCAATCTTGAGCAGCGTGTAATCACCATCGGCGTCTGTCGATGTGGTGTCTGCAATCTGGCGCGTTGCCAGCATTGGCAAACCAAGATCGCCAGACGCTGCGGGCGCATCTTCGTTTTTGTACGCCGCCAAGATCGCCGCCAACGTGGCCTGAGTCGCCACCCCAGACACAGACACCGGCACCGCCGCAGCGCGCAACTGCGCATCGGTCAGCCCTTGGGATAGCCCGGTGTCGACGTTGAAGCCTGCCGGGAAGTTGGAGACCGCCACGGTCCCGCCCACCGAGACAGGCGATGCCCGCAATTGCGCGTCGGTCAACCCCCCGGTCGTGGCGTTGATGGTCTCCAGTGCGGCCAGGGTGGGCGCGTCGAGCGCGACGGTCCCGGCGATGGCTCCCGTGTTGACTGTGGTGGTCTTGGCGTTGAGCGTTTGGGCAGCGGCCTGGATGGCGGCGGCGGCGGCGTTGAGAGCCACCAGCGTGGCCTCGGTGGCGGCGCCAGCAGGCAATGGAAGCGAGGCGGCGCTGACGGGCTGGGTGGACGGGAAGTTGCCGACCAAAACGGGTACAGCGGTCGCTCGCAGCTGCGCGTCGGTCAAGCCCTGCGGCGTCGGGTTGTCGACATGAACAACCTGCACTTCTTCGCCGTCGACGGTGTTTGTCGCGACGACAGTTCCGGAGGCGGGCAGGGTGACGCTCATGGTGTTTTACTACCGTTCAATTGATGGTTTGCGCGCTGTTCCACACGCACGTGATCTCGTGGTTGCTCGCCTTCGCCTGCTCGCACACCGCGTCGAATTCCGCGCGCTTTCGGCGCGGCGAATCAATCGCCCAGCTCACCAGCCCGGCCGCCACGCCGACAGCAAGGCAAGGCGCGAAGCCACCCGAGGCAATCTGTGCAATCACGCACAGGTTATTGGCGGCAGCGCCCCAGCCGAAAGCCTCATACGCAGCCCACAGCCCTGGCTGCTCGGCTTCTGGCGAGGCTTTGATGCGCTGATAGGCGATCAGCTTCGCAGGCACCAGCAGCAGGCCCAGGGGATTCGATTCCGCCGCGCCGACCGCCAACCCTGCCCCCGTCGTCGCGACGTCGAAAGCGTGCGCCGAAGCCGCTTCGATCTTCTGCTTTCGGAAGTCGTCAGCGTGGGCTGGCAGGGCCAGCAGCAGGGCGAGAGAGAGGCAAAAGGCTTTCACAGCAGACCGTCCGCTTCCAACCTTGTACGCCATGCCTGAGCAATGATGAACCGGCCCTCGTTGTTTTCGTGGACGCCGTCCATGTCATACCTCAAATCGAGGATGTCACTAGGCCCGGCCAAGGCAGCAACGTGCGAAGTGATCCGCCCATCAACACCTGTAATCGGCGTCCCACCACCACCAGCAATTGCGGTGTTGAGGTCTTGCCACGCGGAATAAGCGGCTGTCGGATTGGCTGCAAGGTTTAGCCACGTCCGGCAGGGAATCATCTGGCTCACATACACCCTGCACCCTGCAGGCTTGTTGGTGTTGATCGTGTTGATCAGGTTCTGGTAATCGGTGATGACTTGCGCCGTGGTGGCGAGGTTTTCACCAACGCGGCCCTTCACATCATTCAGACCGATCTGCACAATGACTGCTTGAAGTGCGGTCTTGTTGGGTAGCGCCGTCCACAGGGCCAACTGATCCGCGATACGGTCGCCAGCTTCTGCCAAATCTCCAGCGCCACAAACCAGCCCGCCGACCAGGGAACTGATTCGCATGGCCTGCCCCAAAAGCTGCGGCGAGCCCAGGTTCGAAACAGTGCTATCACCAAGCACTGCTGCATAAATCATTCCGCGATCTGCCCACGAAAGCGCATCGGCTTTTTCTTGAGTCGTCAGCTTTCGATTGATCACCATCGCGCGGTGGAGAATGCCATTCATCCGCCCCGCACTTGTGAACGCTCGCCCCAGAGTAATGGCGCCGTTGGCCATGTTGCCGCCACCACCCAGAGCGCCAGATGGTGTGTTCGTTGGCTTGATGCCCCGCAGTTCAATCGCCGCCTGATCCGCAATCGCCGCGCCAGCCGAGTCAAACTCGGTGAGGATGACGTTGTTCTGGTAGTTTGCAATCAACGGCGTTTCGGTCGATGGTGCCGTGGTGGTCGGGCTTCCTGTCGCGCCTCGAAACCGGCTCAACCATCCGCTGCTCATTGCAATTTCACCAGACCCGGCGACGCTCCCGTTGTAGTTTCCGAACTCTGCGATCACCTGAAACGCTGCGGATTGACCATGCTGAAACGCCGCAATCATGGTGGCCGTCGTGGAGTTGGACATATCAACCGCAGCGGTTTGCAGGAAGTCGTCCACGCTGTCGAACTTCGCGCCGAAGTTGGTGAAGCTGGTAACTTCCTTGAGCGACACGTTGCCGATTGACCCGGCGAACGCGGCATCAGCGGAAAACTCCAGGGTCACGTTTCCGGTCAGCGCCTGAAACACCTCCAGATAGGAACCGACATAGCTCCTGGCCGTGCCCGCTACCGTGGTGCCGCCAGTCAATCGGGCGGTGACTGTGCCAGCGGTGCGCGTGATGTAGAACGGCAGGAAATAGAACTTGCCAGCCGTGACAGTGATCGGGATGGACAGCACATCAGCAGTGCCTGCCACCTTTTCAGCGCGGCCCGTGGTCGTGTTGATAGTCCAGCCGGTTCCCTTTGTCCAATCTGTATCGGTGGCAAACCGGCCATTGGTCACAAGCTCAGTGCCTAGTGTGCGCGGCACACCAGACCACACCGGACGACTGCCCGCCGCGGCTTGCAATGCGGGCCGGACAATCGGCCCCAGGTCAGCGACATACCCAATCGGATCGCCGACAGCCACAGCACCAGAACCGCCCGAAAGCTGGAAAAGGTTCGCGCTGCTGGACATGTCATAGATGCCGCCACGGTCGGAGCCGCCGAACAGTGTGGCCGGGTTGAAGACGGGCGCAGCCGCACCCCCACGCCGCCCAGCAAACGCGGACGACAGCGCGGCGCGCAGCGGGCTGGACAACGGGGAGCGAATCATTGATCAGCTCGCCGCATCAGCCGCCACAGCGACCGTTGAGACGTCGCGGTAGACGGAAAACACACCAGGCCCCGAGACTTGTTTCGAGGGGTATTGAGAATCGAGATTCCCGATGGTGACCCACGAGGCGTCAGACGCCTGGACCTGAACAGCCAGCGAAGCCTGACCAGGCGAGCGCATGATCAGCGTCTGGGTGGCACCGGCCGCGAGGTCCAGGGTGCTGGAGCGGGATGCAGTGGTGCCGCTGGCGAGGATTTGTGCGATTGGCATATGGGTTCCTTTGAGTGACGGGTCGCTCTCCAATGCGCCCAGCGCGGGCGCATCAGGGAGCGGGCTGAGGTCAGCCTTGCTTCTGGTTTTGTTTCAGGGTGGACGCGTACTGCACGGCCGCCTTGTTGGTGTCGATCAGTCCATCGGCTTCGGCAGCCTTGATCTGGTCGGCGGGCACGTCGGCCACGTCGTTGGGCTGGCCGTAGGCGCAGGACGACAGCACGCGGGCCTTGACGGTCTTGACCTTGGCCGCAGACGGCGGCGCTTCGGCGAGCCTGGCTTTGCCAGCAGTGAGCAGTCCTTCAGCGTCGGATGCATCAACCTCGAACTCGTCGCCATCGGCCACGTCGGCAGCCAGGAAGGCATACGCGGACACGGCAAGGGCAGCCAAGGCGATCAGTTTGGTTTTCATGGTTGGGTTTCCTGGTAGGTGGGAGGAAACCCGGCCAGCGCAGGCGCCGGCCGGGGATCAGGACCAGAGCCGATCAAGCGGCGCTGTTCTGGAACGCGCGCACGGCGTCGCCCACGTCGATCAGGTTGCCGCCCTGACGGTTGAACGCCACGAAGCCGATCTGGCCGTTTTCGATGTACTTCGAATCGGCCATCCGGAAAAGCGTCAGATCCATCACTTCGCGGATCATGTACTCGCGGAAGTCGCCGAACAGGATGGAGCGGGCGTTGGCCGCCATGACCGGCATTTCCTGGCTGATCACGATGGGGCGGCCCAGCAGGCGGTCAGGAGCGCCACCGGGGTTGCCTTGCTCGTAGCCGGGCACAAAGATCGGGCGGCCCTGGGTGTCCAGGATCTTGCGCACCTGGCGCAGCGCGGTGTCGTGCATCATGAAACCGACGCCCGGGCGGCTGCGGTAGATCGGGTCCACGCTGTGCTCCAGGTCCACCAGGTCAGCGTAGGTGACGCTGGTGGCGGTGCCGGTGGCGCCGGTGCGGCCCACGGTGACCGCGGTGACGATGCCGCGCGGCTGGCCGGTGCCGGTGCCGGTGGTGAAGTGCGTGGCGGTGATGCGGCCAATGCGGGTGGCCAGCACGCGGCGGATGTAGGCTTCGATGTCGAACATCGAGTCCTGGATCAGCTCGAACGGCACAGCGATGGGGCGGCTCGTGTACTTGAACACGTCCATCGTGATGTTGCCGAAGGTCGTGTCCACCGCAGCGCCCACCGTGGCGTTCTGGCCCACGATGGCGCCGACTTCACTGGTGGCATTGGCGGTGGGGAAGTTCAGCTGCGCGCCGGTGGCGGTTTGGAACACGGTGGCCACCGAGCGGATGCCGCCAAAGGCGCGCAGGGCTTCGGTGAGCTGGCGGTACCACTCGCCAGCCACGGTGAAGCCACCTTCTGAGCCGGTGGTGGTGCTCATGGCGGCGCGGATGTCCGGGCTGACGCGGGCGCTCATGCGCTCGCGGTCTTCGGGCGCCATGTTGGCCAGGCCGCCAGCCAGGTAGCTGCGCAGGGCGCGGCCTTCTTCGGCGTTGCCGTGTGCGCCGGGCGTGCGGGTGAAGGCGTTGCGGTCTTCATCGCTCACGGTGCCGTTGCCAAAGCCTGCGCCGATGGCGGCCATGGCTTCGTTGTGGCGCTTGATCTCGGCGTCGATGTCGCCGATCTCCTTCATGGCCGTGTCGTACTGGGCCTGGTGCTCGGGTTTCCACTCGGGCGTCTTGTCTTTGTCGACCAGGGCCGAGAGGTTGATGGCGAGGGCGTCGCGGCGCTCGCGCAAGGCGTGGATGCCTTTTTTCATGGTGCTGTCCTTTCAATGGAACAAAAAAAACCGCTGAAGTCCCAGCGGCGAGGCGCCTTCACGCGCGAGCGATTGGGCAAAACTGAAGGGCCGTTCAGGCCGGGGGGATGAGGGCCAGCAGGGCCGCACGGCGCAGGGCTTCGGGGGCGGGCTGGGCTTTGGCCGGTGGCTCGGGTGGCTGGGCTGGCTGCAGCCGTGGCGCGTTCTTGAACGCGCTGGTGTCCCAGTTCACGGCGTTGCTGGCCTTGGCGCCGGCGTCCACCGTGTTGGCAAAGCCGAGCTCGACGGCGCGGTCGGCTTCGATCCAGGTTTCAGCGGCCATCCATTCGGCGATGTCTTCCGGCTTCTGGCCGGTGCGGGCGGCGTAGGTCTTGACCAGGCTGGTGTCGATCTGGGCCAGCAGGTCGGCCTGCTTGCGCAGGTCGTCTTCGTTGCCGAAGGTGAAGGTCCAGGCCTTGTGGATCATCAGGAAGCTGCCGGGCGCCATGCGGATCTCGTCGGCCCCCATGATCAGGAAGCTGGCGGCGCTGGCGGCCAGGCCGTCCACGTGGGCGATCACCTGGGCGCTGTGCTCGCGCAGGGCCTGCTCCATGGCGCGCCCGGCGAACACGCTGCCGCCTGGGCTGTTGACGCGCAGGTGGATGGTGCTGGCCTTGATGTCGTTCAGCGCCTTCACGAACGACTGCGGGCTCACGCCACCCCACCACTCGGCTTCTTCGTCGGTGCTGACGATGGTGTCGTAGAGGTAGACGGTGGCTTCGTCTTTGTCATCGTCGGTCTTGGCTTCCACGCGGAAGCTGCCGCGCGCCTTGTTGCTGGCCAGCAGCTTGAGCAGCGGGTTCATGGGGTAGTCCCTTCCTGTGGGTTGGTCTGGGCGGGGGCGCCGGCTATCACCAGCTGGTCGCCGCCAGGGATGGGCGGCAGGTTTTTGAGCTTGCGCACTTCGTTGACCAGCATCCAGCCCTGGGTGCCGGGGCCGCCCAGGGCTTTGCTGAAGTAGGTGCTTTGTGCGGAGGTGTCGCCTTCGAGCAGGCTGTCGCGGTTGAACTCGCCGAACACTTGCCGGTTGCGGGGCCACACCTTGCGGTTGATTTCTTGCGCGATCGCGTCCAGGTAGCGGCCCACGGTGTAGCGCACGAAGCCGATCGACATCTGCTCGATGCCGCTGCCCCAGCTGCTGGACTTTTCGGTGTAGCCGATCATGTGCGGCGGCACACCGAAGATGCGAGCGACGTCTTCCACCTGGTGCTTGCGGGTGCTGAGCAGCTGCGCGTCTTCGGCGCTCATGGTGAGCTGCTTCACGTCCATGCCGCCGCTGAGCACGGCAGGCAGGTGGGCATTGCCCACGCCGCTGTGGCGGCTGGCCCAGGTCTCGCGCAGGGTATCGCGCTGCTCTTTGCTCAGGTTGCCGGGCACGGTGACGGCGAAGTCAGCCCGCGCGCCGTTGGCAAAGAAAGCGCCGGCGTACTGGTCGGCCGCCATGGCAATGCTGGCCGCCGGGCGCAAGGCGGCGGCGATAGGCGTAAGGCTGCGCAGGCCATCGAAGCCGATGCCCGGGAAGTGCAGCATGTCGGCCGGGTCCACATAGCGCACGGCGCCGGTGGCCCGGTCGGTCACCGGGTAGGGGTAGGTGGGCTTGTCGCGCACGCCTTTGTCAACCAGGGCGGGCAGCAAGGGCTCCAGGCCGATGATGGTGTTGGTGTACGGGCTGGCGCGGTGGATCTGCCAGAAGCCATCGCCACGCAGCGCGATCGACTGCGCACAGAAGTGCCAGGCGCTGGCGGCGGTCCAGCCATCAAACGGGGATTCGTTGAACAGCCACCAGAGGTCGCTGTCGTAGCGGTCGCGGCCGTTGTCGGTGCGGCGGAACAGGTGGAACGGCATGGACGCAATGGCCCCGCCGATCAGGCCGACACAGGCATACACCGCTGCCACGCTCATGGCGCTGCGCTCGGTCACGTGCTGGCCAGCCACCGAGCGGAGGCCACCGGTCATGATGTCGTACATCTCGGTGCCGGGCGTGATCTCGCTGATGGGCACCGAAGCCTGCACCTTCGCCGCCGAGCGCGAGGCCATCCAGTTTTTCAGGACGACGCTGCCGCTCTGGCTGACGCGCTCGGCGTTGTACCAGGTTGTTGCGGTCATAGGATGATCAGTTC